AATGCAGTTGTCGCACCAAGGTTAATAGCAGTCTCACGAAGCTGTTCAAATTCTGCTCCGGTTGCTCCCGTAATCGCCTGCACACCGGACATGGCTTTTTCAAAATCTGTGGCTACTTTAAGCCCAGCCACACCCACACCGGTAAGTGCTGCCGAAACAGGCAGAAGTGATTTTCCAACACCTTCCACCTTTCCGCCAACCTCTTGAAACTTTGTACCCGTAGCAGAAATCTTCTGCAATGCCACCGCAGACTGCTCTGCCTGTTCTTCCAAATCTTCCAATGCTTGCTCTGTCGCAATGATTTCTCTTTGAAGTGCATCATACTGTGACTGGGTAATCGTTCCCTGTTCCAAAGCAGCATTTGCCTGTTCACTGGCACGTTTTAATTCTTCCAGTTTTTCCTTGGTTGACTGAACCTCTTCATTTAAGATTCTCTGCTTCTGGGATAAGAGTTCCGTATTACCCGGATCTAATTTCAGCAGTTTCTCCACATCCCTAAGCTGTGACTGTGTATTACGGATTTCACTGTTCACACCTTTTAATGCTGTTGTAAGTTTCGTGGTATCCCCACCAATTTCCACGGTAATACCCTGTATTCTGCTTGCCATTTATCCTCTCACCTCCCGTTTTAAGCACAAAAAAAGAAGCAGCTCTGCTCCGTCAATTCATTTGACCAACAATCTCTTTTGTATATTGGTCTACATCCGTTATATATGGTGGCTTTTCACTCTCCACCCATTTCCCTGTTGTCCTGTCCTTCACTGTCCAAGACAAATCATCATCCTTTGGTCTTGGAAGAGTCAAATCAATCAGACATTCTTCCAACAACCTCTTCTTTTCCTTTTTATTGCACAAAAAAAGTAAGTACCGATACTGTTTGCCTTTGAAATGCTGAATGTTATATTTCCGCATCTGCTCCAATGTCGGTCTTACTGTAATTCTGTTATCTTTCTCTCCTACCGGTATCAGAAATGATTTCATCTGACGAACGTGCAATTTCACGCCATCTTTCATGTACATTTCTCCACCGGAATATCCTGCGTAAATAAAATTGGATGCCTGATACACATATCCAACCTTCCCCACCATGCCATCTGCCCAGGTAAACAATATCTTCAATTCTGGAATATTCCTGTGAATCCATTTCACAAGTTGTGATAGCATTTGGGATTCACTGTTTCGCGGCATCGCTTCCGTCATGCACATCCGTCCTATTTCCAGATAGTCTTTTGTATCCAGACTTGGAAAAATTCTCTGAATGGTATGTCGTGGTCTTGTACTCCATCCAAGCGTTACCACACCTGCTAATTCCTCTTCTAAGAAAAATCCCAAAAAATATTTATTCAACTTAGGAAGTGTATTAGAATAGTGGTATTTCTGAATCATTCCTAAGGCATCTTCCTTTGAAATTTCTTTTATATCAAATCTGTACATTTCCCTACTTCCTTAATTGCGAGCATGAAAAAAGCCCGAATTCCTCCGAGCAATAGAAAAGCACCTGCCATTTCTGACAGATGCCTAATCATCTATTTTTATGTAGATATTCCGTACATCAATAACAATTCCTCTTCTGACAAAACGATACCGGCTTTTCCTAATAGTTCTTTTCGCTCCGCAAACAGCTTCTTTATAATATATTCGGCATCTTTTCCATAATGAATACAATTATGACAAGTACTACATAGAGAAACGATATTTTCCTCAATATCTAGCGAATATTGGAACAAATCAGAATACGCAAGCGGTACTAAATGATGTGCTTCTGTGTATGGAATATTTTGTTTTCTCCTAACAAAAGTAGCATGCTCACCATTAAATTCACACTTAAAATCAGCTATCTGAAGTGCATTTACTGCCACCTGCCTATTTCGCTCCATTAATTCTCTTTTCTGAAATAATGAAGTTTTTTCCTGTGGAACACCTCTATATATTGGTTTATTCTTTGATAACTCAAACTTTTCATTACTGTTAAAATCAACCAAATTCAATTCTTCTTGATTTTGACATTCTCTTAACTCCCTGCTATTTATCCTACGTATATCGACGTTAAATGAATACTTTTCAGGCATTACAAAGTAACTATTGGAAATTATAGATAATGGAAACACCCATCTAAAACCATCATCTTCAGGAACTTGATATGGCTCCCCACTCAATACCAATATTCCATTTATAAATCTATAATTTTTCTCTGCATCTTTCCAAAAAACATAAACACGTGTTTCGCCACTACTACCTGCACAAAATAGTTTTTTATCGATAAAAGATAGGCTCTCTCTATCATTCTCTTTACTGTACTTTTTATCCCCGTTGCAATACAAAATTCTTCCATTTTTCCATTTATCGACCACCTCTTCCGAGTAATCTAATAAAATTACAATAGTATCATTGTTATAAAGAAATTTAGCATTATATTTTTTTACATGCATATAATAAATAATTTGCTTTATAGTGACATTAGTTTTAGGCCCAAGATATTGTACAGCATCTAAATCTTCTAAACGTTCTTCCTCATAATTTATATGCAAAATACTATCTTCCGGAATGTCCTCTCTTTCATAGGGCGAATATCCATTATAATAAGCATCCCAATCTATATCTTTCTTCAAAGCAATCTCCTCCGTACTTTAATATTTCAAGATTATTGTTTACTTAACTATACCTTAAAAGCTTTAACCCTACAATCAAAACCTATCAAAATCCTCCTGCGTAGCAATCTGTGCATATTTGCAATCATCATTTCTGCTCTCCGCATACATATCATTGATAAGGCCTATCGACAACAGTTCCAAATCTGCCATTGATAGGCCTAACTGCACACACCTTAACAGGAATAAGGGTGTTGTCATTTCACGGTCTGTCTGACGAAGTTTTTTTTAGCTTCCACATCCGTTTTTACGTTCAATCCCCAAAGTTCAATGAGTTGTGGCAGTACCTGATAAATGGAAAAAGTATTGAACCCATCCAGCCATTCTTCCGGTGTGTTCGGAATGGATGCATCCGCATGTTTTGCCATGACAAATGCGATATTCTCAAACATTTCCAAAGAAAACATGTCCAGATTGGAACTTTCCTCACTGTTATCTCCAATGGATTTTTCCAGTGCTTTCAGGTCCTTGTAAATATCCCTCTGGAATTTCATACGGTAAATTCTCGGAATGGCAGCAGATGCCTTAAAGGACACCTGCTTACCATCAATCTCAATCTGCTTAATCATGCTCATTATGCCACGCCTCCTTCATCCTCTTCTGCTGTAACAGGCATATACACAGCCTTGTACCAATCATTGTAAACAGTTGTGTCTGTGGTATTTCCGGTTTTCGCTTTCACAAGACCACTGGAAAGCGGTGTTGCCTTAATGGTTAATGTCTCTGTCTGTACTTCTCTGGTATCCTCATTGGTCTTACCCTCGATACCCGGTCTGGATGCGGCACAGTTATAAAGTACGTGACGAATATGTCTCTGGTCACCATCAAACTCAAACAGTAACGCAAAGGACTCCAACTCCACCTGTGCGTTCTCAATCAGAACACCGTTGTCATCCAATTCTTCCTTCAGGATTTCTGTACGGAAATCTTCCGGAATGAGTGCAAGTTCCAAGTCGCCCTCATAACCCATGTTATTGTTGATAACATAGTAGGCGATACCATCTGCATAAAAGTTTTCCGGTTCTCCATTGGCATCTAAGGAAATAGATACAGAACCCGGAATGGCTTTCGGATCTCCATAGGAAACCGTGCCATCCTCTGCAATGGTTAAAAGCGCATAGTGTGCGTTTTTCAGATTATACTTTACTTTGTTATTTTTCTCTGACATCTCTATACCTCCATCTCAAATGTGTAAAGGACTTCATAGAGCTTTTCGCTCTCTATCCAAGTTTCAGATTTGTTGTAAAAGATTCCGTGTTCATCCAACACATCCTCCAACTGCTGTTCCACCGCCAAATCTTTCAAATCGGTGTACAGTTCTATATGAACCTCATTTATCTTGTAATAAACCTTGCCATCCGCTGAGAAGTTATTGCTTCCCGGAAGCAGATAGCAGATAAATGGTGGCTCCGGCGATTCCCCTTCTGCAAAGTGATGGTATGCAAAAGGAATCTGTGTCTCACTTAAAATCTGCAATAATTCTTCCATCTTCTAACCTCTCAGTGCTCTTTCTATCTCTTCCTGTAACTGGCGGATTCCTTGCTGTTCTGCTGGTGCAATATGGGCTTTTCCTTCCACTCTGCCACCATTTCTTTTGGCATGACCATATTCCAGAAGATGTGCAAGCTGATACCGGTTCTTAGAATGAACCACCATTGTCAGCGTCTGGGAGGTTTCCCTGACCTTCTTTGCTGTCCAACTCTTTGCATACTTTCCGGTATCTTCCGGAGCATTCGCCTTAATCTCCTTCCGAACTGTGGTACTTGCATGTTTTACAGCTTCTTTCATATCATCCGTAGCAAGTTCTGCAAACTCAGTCAGTCCTTGCATGATCACATCCGCCATGTCATTGATATTTACTGTGGACGCCACTTTTACCGCCTCACTTTCTCACATCGGAATTTCAAAGATTTCTTTTTGTAATTCATGTGATCTACAGAAAGAATGTTGTAAATCTCCCCAC